AGCATCCCGCGTTACCACATTCGGAATAGCGCACCCGTTTTTCAAAACGTAACTCACCTGAAAGTCAAAGGCGAAGTATTCAAACGGCAGCATCAAATATTGCGTTTCCGCTTCGTCATACGTGTACTTTGAAAACAGTTCAGGGCTTCGCGGCGCTTCTCTGTCAGGCGTAACCCGAATGAAAGACACCGGCGGAACGTCATCATGCTTACCCTGCAACGCCGAAACACACGCGGCCATCATTGCGCCTACATCGGGAGGGGAAAGTTTGGCAGTGTTCAACCACACGATCAAGCGAAGCCGTGCGGAATACTGGAAGCCCCGACCGCCGGACATTTCATCTGCCTTTTGGTTTTCCAGCACTTCAAAATATGAAATGCCTGTTTCGGTTGTTGCGGGGGTTAACCACACGTAGCCGTTTTTCTTTTCAGGGTTCGGGAATGCTGGCAGGGTTTTAATTTTCCCATCAACGTTGAGTTTTTGCGCACGGGCAACACCGGCAACGGTTGAGAGAAATTCCTGGCATTCGAGTTTTTGGGCGAGGGTGTTTGCTACTATGTCGATCATGCTTTCGGTTTATTTTTAGCCTGCACCTCTTCCAGTACCGCGAAGAACTCGAAAATGTCCAGTTTGTTAAGTTCGGTATAATTCAACCCCGGAGATATAACAGCCATTTTGAGTTTAACCCATGCGCTTTCTATGTCCTGAATCATGTTCACGGTGTATTTGAGCGGCGGCGCTTCTACATGGCCGATCCTTCTCCTTCCCGGTCGTTCCTGATCTGCGTGGAAGTACTGAGGAAATCTATGCCCAAGTCTTTGAAATAGCGACGAACAAAAAGCCTCGCACAATTCAAAAAAAAAGCATCGTCTACGCTTGACCAATCGGCAACCTTTTCCTGTGCTTCCGCTTCGCTCCACGTTTCCCGGTTCTCACTTGGTGAACAGACAAACAAAGTACACAGTTTGAATATAGGGTGCATCTGTCCGCTAAGAATGCGAGAAACCCCATTTTGCAGGTTGTGTAGTTTAACCGAAACGTCCGCAAACTTCGATTTGTTTTGCAGTTCGTACGCCTCTAAAATCTCACTTTTGAACCCAGATACGGAAAGGCCGTGTTGAATTTCGATCATGCAAATTTCCAGCATGGGAAACCGGCCCGTTCCGACGGTTGGGTAAATTATGTACTCTTTTCCGCTCGCAGTCTTGAAACTATTGGCGTTTAAATCTGGCAAAATCAAATCCATACGAAAGTTTTTGGCTTATTCTTTGTTGTGAGAGCAAATATAATGCTATTTTTGTTGGAATTATGGGGGGAGTAGGGTTTAAGTTATCGGCACCGCAGGAATACGTCCTAACCTCGACAAAGGAGATAAACCTATTTTTGGCAGGCGTGGGCTGTTTTGTGGGCGAAACTCTTGTTCGGACGGACAAAGGGTTGAGGCCGATAAAAGATATTGAATCGGGTGAGCGGGTGTTGTCGGTTGACGTTGGTAAAGGAACGGCGGAATTTATGCCCGTTTTGGAAACATTCAAGTATAGGAGTTTTGGCATAAACCAAGATTGTGTTATATTTACAACGCGAACCTCCAAAATAGTTTGCACCGAAAACCATGAGTTTTACTTTAGAGGAACTTGGACTGCCGCTGGAGACATTGCCCGGCGAATTATGGCGCGAAGTAGCCAACACGCAGAAGTGTTACTATGTGAGCAACATGGGGCGACTACTGACAACCGGGTGCGCGCGGGACAACGCAAAAAACCCAAGAGCGGCGATAATGAAGATGGGGAGAATAGGCAGCGGGTATTTTGGAACGTCGATAAAGCGAGATGGTCGGATGATTACGGTAAGCATTCACCGCCTTGTTGCTCAGGCGTGGATACCAAACCCAATGGGGCTGGAAACCGTAAACCACAAAGACCTCAACAAGAAGAACAACGAGGTTTCAAATTTGGAGTGGATGACGCGAAAGGGCAATATGGATCACTACTACAAAACAGCATTGCCGTCGGCGTTTCAGGGGGAAGGCCATCCAGGCAGCAAGTTATCAGAAGCGGCAGTTATGGAAATTCGGCAGGCGGCAAGAGCAGGTGCATACGGGAAAGTGTTAGCGGAAAAATACGGTGTATCCAAGGCGATGATTTCGCTTATTGTCAACCGAAAGAACTGGCTGCATGTAGCATAGAGTTGTCTGATATTTTGGTCGCAGAAATCGTGTCTTTAGATGTTGATGTTTACGATTTGTGTGTCCAGAAAAACCACAACTACTGCATAACCGAAGAAAACATATTGGTTCACAATTCCGGGAAAACACACTTAGGCGGGCTTGTTTCCGGTACTTTTATTCAGCGTTTCCCGCATATTCGTGGATTTATAGGCGCGAATTTTTTTAATCAGTTGAATACCTCAACCATGCTACGCATACGGGAGGTTTGGAAAGAGTTGTTTAACTGGGAAGCAGATCGGGATTATGTGGTAGGCAAACAACCCCCAAAAGGCTTCTCAATGGAGGGGCACAACTTCGACCGATACGACGGCATTGTATCATTCAAAAACGGGGCGATTGTTTTTATTGGCTCCCTGGACAACGCGAAAGCCCACGACGGGAAAGAGTTTGGCTGGGCGATACTTGACGAAACAAAGGACACGAGAGAGCAGGACGTTAAAGAGGTGATCTTAACCCGGATGCGCCAAACGGGGATGGATTTTCAAGGCAAGGGGTTTAACCCGCTTTACATTCTCACCTCTCCTGCAAAAGTGCAATGGCTAAACGAGTGGTTTGAGTTGGATGAATACCGGGCGGAAATTGAAGGAAGTATTTATTCAGAGAACACATTTTTTGCAAAAGAGCAGAAAAACAAGTGCATAGCAATTTCCAGCACGTACCACAATCAGATCAATCTGCCGGAAGGGTACATTGACCGGATAAAGGACAACAACCCCGACGAACGGGCAAAGGCGTTGATTTACGCCAACCCGTTCACGAAAACCGGGGGAGAGTTTTACAGTTCATTCAGCGCAGCCAGGCACGTCGGCAGGGTGGAATATAAACCGGAACTGCCAATACATATTTCGTTCGACCAAAACGTTGTGCCGTATATTACGGCAACTTTGTGGCAGGTTGAACAATCAGAAAAGGGATGGGATTTGCGGAACTTTGACGAATTTTGCCTACCGAATCCAAATAATACGAGCGAGAGGCTTTGTGAGGCGATAATAGCGAAATACGGGGACAGGTGCAAGAGCATGTTTTTCTACGGGGACGCAAGCGGTCATTCCAGGTCAACGAAAAGCGAGGAAACGGACTATCAGATTGTCGAAAGGATGCTAAGAAAATGGCTGCACCACGGAAGCGACCGAACCGAAAGAAAGAACCCGCCCGTTATAAAGCGCCGGGATTTTATCAACAATATTTTTGAGGGAAAAACGAGATGGAAGATATTGATTGATGAGACTTGCAAAAAGATGGTGGTTGACCTCACCTACATAAAGCAAGACCCGAACGGGAAGAAATGGAAAGAAAAGGTGAAGGATGAAATAAGCGGGCAGACTTACGAAAAATACGGACACGCCAGCGATTCACTGGACTACATGATTTGTGAGGTTGCTGCGTCCGATTTTGAAAGGTTTTGCGAGGGATAAAAAGCAGTAAAATGAAACGAATGAGCAGAATATCCGAAGTTCAGCGGGCGGAATACGGGGATGTTGAGTTTGTGAGAATATCCGCCAAAAGGGTACTCGCTACCCCAAAAGGTATTAAGATGATTGAGGAAAAGTTGGGGCGGCCATACAACCCGGAAGACCCGGAAGTGCAGCGCATATTTAGAGAGGTGCAGGAGTTGATTTAAGTTTTGCGAGGGATAAAACAAACAAACACATTGAACAAAGAACAGGCACTACAACGACTGATTCAGGTCGTATCCAAAGGCGCAAAGCACCCCTGGTACGAAAGAACAACTGAATTAGCCGATCTTTACCGCAAACTCGTTACGGGTGACGGTCTGGATAAACTACTCCGGCAGTTTGTTCAACGTGAATCAGCCGATGCATTCAAAGAGCGGGTGAAACTCACTCAGCACGTAGTGACCACAGTCACAAAGAACATTATGGACGTGTTCTACAAAGTGCCACGATCCAACTACCAAAGAATTTTAGAGCATTTAGGGGATAACTCCGAACGGATGACCGCCGAACTGGAAGGGGTCATGTCTACGTTTTGGGGTGTTCGTAATTTGGATGAATACGTGCAAACCCGTTGGCTGGAAATGAACGCGACCGACCCGAACGGGTTTGTTGTTGTGGAGTTTAAGCCGTTCGACAACCAAAGAGAACGGGCGAAGCCGTACCCTTACGAGGTGACAAGTCACGAAGCGGTTGATTACAAGTACGAAAACAACGTGCTGCAATACCTGACTGTCAAAACCTCGTTTTCTCTTCCGATCAATCAAAAGAAAGACAAGGTGGGCGACAATTACGCGCTCTACCTTCAGAACGAAACCCTGAATTTGCAGGAAATCGACCCGGCAACCGTGACGACCTCGTTGATTGAAAATCAATTCGTTCCTACCGAAAACGGCCAATATCTTCTTTCTAATAAAAGGGTTTACTTTCTCACTGAATCTATTCCGCACAACGCCGGAAGGGTACCCGCCAAACCCGTTGGTTATTTGCGGGATGCGTGGACAAACGGACAAACATTTGTCTCGCCTTACGATAGCGCAGTACCACTTCTTTTGAAGTCGGTAAAGGTTAACAGTGAGTTGGATATTGTAATGTCTCAACAGGTTTTCCCTCACAGGTTACAGTACATGCCGGTTTGCAAGGCTGACGGGTGTCACAAGGGGCGGCTTGCGGAAGGCGGAATATGCGGCTCTTGCAAGGGCACGGGGCATGATTCCATCACGTCGGCAATGGATGTGATTTACTTTTCCATGCCTAAAGATGCTGCCGATATAATCGACCTGGAAAAGATTTTGGTTTTCAAAGGCCCGCCAATTGAAGTAGTGCAATTCCAAAAAGACTACGTTACCGATCTGACGGCAGGATGCAAAGCCGTTGTGTTCAATTCGGAATCGTTCAGTAAAATGCAGATTTCCGGCACGGCCACTGGTGAACTACTCGACCGGGACAACGTACAAGATACCCTGTATTCATGCGCCAAAGGATTTTCTGACACCTGGGGCTTTTATGTGTGGATGACAGCAGATTTTGCCGATCTTTCAAAAGGCTTAAATGCGAAGTTGGTTTTCTCCAAAGACTTCCAACTGAAAAATATGTCGGAACTGATTTCCGATTTAGAAGCCGCCAAACGTTCAGAAGTAGGCCCAGCGGTTATCCAGCACATCAGCAACGACATCGCCCGTTTGATGTATTCCGAAGACCCACAGCAGTATAACGAGTGGTGGGTGAAAGAATCGTTCAACCCGTTTTCAGGAATGAGCGCCGATATGATTGCCCTGGCCCTTTCCGATCCGGCGGTACCGCAGAAATACAAAACCCGTTATTTGATGTTGGGGGTCATTTTCTCCGAACTGGAAAACGAGTTTGAGAACTTCTACAAACTGGCAACGAGCGAAAAGGAGCGGCTGATTGACGAAAAGGTTATGTCGTACATGAATGAAACCAAGCCGGTAGCCCCGGCGATTACTTTGCCGATAAATACACCTGCAAATGCAAATTAAAAGATTCGTACTAAAGCCGCCGGTACTAAAAGCAATCCGGTATGATATTACAAACGGCCCCGAAATCGTGGCATGGTCTGGCGGAAAAGTAAAGGAGTGCGAAACACTGGAGCCGACTGACAGAAATCCGAGCGGGGCATTTTTGGAAACAATGAGCGGCGCTTTTGCCGGAGATAGATGCCATCCGGGGCAATGGATTGGAACGCTGACGAACGAGCATTTTTGGGCTATTGACGATTCGCAGATCAATGCCGAATACGTGAAAATCGCATGACCATCGACGAACTAATCAAATACATCGAATCGTGGTCAGTCCGATTTGAGAACCGGCTTACCGAATTGGTTGATTCGCTGGACACTCGTTTGCAGGGTGCGCAAAGGGAACTCGTAAAACGGTTTTTGGAAGCGCTTAATGATATGTTTGAAACGGAAGGAAAGAACCTGAAAAAGTCTACCCGGAACATTCAGGCTTTGGGGAAATTTAACCGCCTGTTTGATAAGTGGGAACGTGAAATGATTGGCGGCGAATTGGCGCTATTTACGACGGAACTTTTGGAGGTTGGAGGTTTAACAATTGGTTATTACGAGGCGACAGATACACACGCCAAAGCGGCAGCAATTCAAAAGTCGCTGGACTTACTCAGGGCGGTGATCGGGATTGACAAAGACGGGGTTTTGATTGAAGGCGGGTACCTATCAAATTTGGGAAATACGCAGGTGGTCAGGGATGAATTAAGGCAGTACGTTGTTCAATCCATCGTGACAAAAAAGAGCCTTTCGGATTTTCAAAAGGGCTTCAAAAGTTTGGCGGAGGGAAACCCGGATACGGACGGGGCGCTGCAAAGGTATTGGAGACAATACAGTTATGACGCGTATAACATGGCGCATGAGATTGTAAATTCCAGCATGGCCGATGAACTGAAACTAAAATACTTCATTTATCAGGGTTCTGTTATTCCAACAACACGCCAATTTTGCAGGAAGAAAGCGGGGAAGGTTTTTAGCACAGCAGAGGCGGCAAAGTGGAAAAACGATCCCGATTTGATAGACAAGAAAACGGCGGCAAGTTATAACCCTCTTTTGGAGAGAGGGAGGTGGAATTGCAGGCACTTTTTGAATTATATTTCGGATGAATTGGCCGTTCAATTGCGGCCTGACTTAAAATGAGCGACGACGTACAAAACCTGAACGAGACAGCCCGCCAAACGGCCCTAAAAGGCATCCTGAAAGAGTTGTCAATACTTCCGCACCGGGATAAATTCATTGTTTTGGAGCAAGCGGAAATGCGCATTGCAGCGGATGTGGTTCAGATTGCCAACACGAAGAACAACGAAAAGAAATGAGCGACACCATAACAGTAACCGACAACCACGCCAAATTAGATTGGACTTTCAAACGGGGTGATACCTTTTTGGAAGAGTTCGCTATTGAGGAAGAAAACGTGGATACGGGAGAAATGGAACCTGTTGATCTTGACGGCTCTACCTTTTCCGCGCCTATTGTGGACAATCGCGGCACGGTACTGGCAACGCTCACTTTAGGCTCTGGCATTACCGTTTTCGGAGACGACAATAACAAGGTGAGGCTTCACGTAGTTGCCGCAACGACCGCCGGATGGACTGACACGTGCCCGGTTACGCTTACTTTG